GTTTTCTAGATATAGAAACAACAATATCAGCAACCATAGCTTTACCATAAGCTTCAGACATGTTTTCCAGGCCGACAACTTCAGAATTTGATGCTTCTCTATTAGCTTGAGAAGCAGTCCACACAGGAATATTCATTTCCATTGCAAGATTTCTTAATTCTTCATATACCAATTTTAATTCATGCCTGAGTGAATCATATTGACGTGTTGACCTCATAATATCAGCATAGTCTAGAACAATCAAAGAAGGCACAAAGTCTTTCATAGAGAGCTTTTCTATGTGATTTCTAATTGTCACTATGCTGGCAGAACCTGTTGGGTACTGCTTAATAATTAGCCTTCCATGGTCGTTACTTTCATAATATTCTAGCACTTTTTCTTTATTTTCAACAATGTCAGAAGAATCAATTCCTGTCAAGTTACTGTCGTATCTAATACCAACAGCAGTTTCTGATAACTCAAACGTGTAGTGGATAACATTTTTGCCGCGCCTTAGTGCTTCTGCACCCATTGCGACAAGCCAGTGAGACTTACCTACGCCTGTAGGTGCTACAATTACGCCAATTTCGCCTCTAGAAAGCCCACCGTTAAATACGTCTTTTGCATCAAGATGAGCCAGTCCTGTGGGACAACAGATTCTGTTGATTTTTGCAAATCTTGCTTCATGATCTTCAAAAAAGATATGACCGACTGAAGATCCTGAACCTTTAGAAACTGCGTCTTTCATAATGTTTAACACAGCTTCATAGTTTTCGCCTTGAATTGCCTTGACACTGTCTTCTAGTGCTTGCTGAAGAACTTGTTTTTTACAGAAGTCAAGTGTCTTTTCTTTAACATACTCCAGGTCGCCTAGATTTGGTGATGATTTTACTCTTGACAAGAATTCAATTACCTGCCCCTTAAGAATAATATCATCTCCTTCAGTTAGTTCATCCTTGATAATTGAAACAAGTAGACTTAGTGTAGGAAAACTTTTATACTTTAAGTAAAACCCAAAGAATCTATCACATAAATACTGCAAATACTTAAGTTCGAAGTATTCGTGTGTCATTACTTCAACCATCTGCGTTGCCCACTGTGGGTCTTTTAGTAGTGATTGAAATATTTTTTCTTGAAAGTCTTTTCCGTACTTAGAAAAGTGATTTTCATAACTCATTTAATAGTGCCTTTTTTTAAATTACGTAGAAGATAATTCCACCTTAAAGGATCAATTGTCGTTATGGTTGATGTCTTTAAGATCTTTTGCATACTCATATTATTCCATGCAGGAGTGAAATTTTCAATATCACTTTCAATTTTTTGTATATGATTTAAAGACAAATTGTTTGTGTCAAGAAGAACTAGTTTGTTATTTCTTTTGATTAAATCTTCATTGTTTACAATGTTTTCAAAGATCTTTGGGCCCTTAGGTTTGATCATTGACTTTGCGTCTGCTACCATGTCGTAGAGCATATATTCGTGGGACTCTGTTAACTTCTGGAACCTTTTAGAAAGACTCTTATATCCTACACCTTTGACACCCGGGATGTTGTCTGAAGTGTCTCCTGTGATACTTTTTGCTAAACAAAAATTATTAGGATGAATCCCAAATCGTTTAATCACTTTGTCTTTGTCGACAAAAGCTTTTAATGTGGGTGACCATATAATGGTGTTTTCATTAATAAGTTGATAAAAATCATGATCAGAAGAGATTATAATTTTATTCTTTTCTTTAAGAAGGTATTTTGACAAATACCCAATTGCATCGTCAGCTTCAGCACCTGATATGTAAGTTTGACATACAGGTACACAGCCTAAGATAGCTATTAAAGTTTTTAATTGAAAGTTTCTATTTTCATATGTAGAAGGAATGTCCCCTTCGTAATATCTGTTTAGCTTTTGAGGCTTTGAGCCTTTTTTATAGTCTTTAAAGAGTCCTCTTTTTTTATTTGAGCCTCCTCCTTCCCAAACAACTACAACACCTTCTGGCTTGCATTTTTCTACCAGACGCATCATTGCATTAAAAAAACCAGATATCCCGCCTACATGGTCTCCATTCTCAGACATTGCAGGATTTGCAATAAAATGTCTAGTAAAAAGATTTAACCCGTCTATTAGCAGGACTCTGTTTTTATACATCAATATCTAAGTCCATGTCAAGTTCTTGTGCGAGTGCTTGAACTTCTTCATAAGATTCTGCATCGATCTCTACATCTTCAATAGAACCTAACTTTTTAGCCATTGCAGCTTCTGTTAAGATGTCTACAGCTTCTGTCCAGTCATGACTACTCATAATGTCTTTAAAGCCTGCTTTGTAGAATTTCTTTTCTGCAATAATTTCACCTGTACTTGTATTAGTCATTGTTATTGACTTCCAAGCGCCTCCGCCTTGAACTGAGTATGCAATGTTTCCGTCTTCGCTAAACACATCGTTGTCTTTGCAATACTTTCTAAGCAGATCAAATAGTTCTTCATGTTCTACGATACCTTTTCCAAAGTGAATTTGAAAGTCTACTTTTCTAAAAGGCGGTGCGACCTTGTTTTTAATTGTTTTTGCCCATACCTGGATTCCGATTACATCATCGCCTTCTTTGATTTGTTGACCAGCACCCAGTCTAATCCTAATTGATGAGTGAAAGGGTATTGCTTTTCCACCAGGCGTAGTGGTTGGATCACCGTACATTACACCAATCTTTGTTCGAACTTGGTTTAGAATAACAAAAAGACTGTTAGTCTGGCCGATAACACCGGTGATTTTTCGCATACCTTTTGAGATTGTTCGTGCTTGTAGACCAATAGAATTCTGATCGTAATCTCCAAGAAGTTCTGCTTTAGGCGATGATGCCGCAACAGAATCCCAAATAACAGTTACAGGTATGTCTTTATCAAGTGCTTTCGCTTTTAAAATTGTTTTTTCTGCAATTGATAGGACTTCTTCAGTGCAGTGAGTATCAACATAGACAAATCGCTTAGTCACATCACAACCTAGCATCTGAAGATTTTCTACAGAAGTTGCGTTTTCAGTGTCGATATAAACAACAATCCCGCCCATTTCTTGGGTTGATCTTGCTATTTGTGTAGCAATGTGTGATTTACCAATAGAAGGAGGTCCAAATATTTCTACAATTCTTCCTTCTGGTAATCCGCCTCCTTTTTTATTGGCACAAATCCAGTCAAGCATACGTGAACCCGTGCTAATCCATCGATTAACGTGGGTAGGACTTTCATCTTCAGAAAGATTATAGGCAACTCTTGTGCCTGCTTCTTTGTTTAATGATTTAATTAAGTCTTTAGTGAAATTGTCTTTTTGCATGATTGTCCTTTTAAAAGTTTATATTTGATTCTATCTTGCGGCTCGCTTTGTTTACAAAAATGGCGGCACAAAGTGCCGCCATTACAAGCTAAACTAGAATGTAACTTTAGTCCATTAAGTCTGCAAATGCATCATCTAGGCTTCCAAAGCTTTCGCTTTCTGTTGTCTTGGTAACTGCACTAGAAGTCGTATCTGTAGTTGTCGGGGTAGAGCGATGTGCTGTTCCCTCACTAGAGACAGTTTCTTCATCTCCGTTAATCCAATTTTCAAGAATTCCAGAAATTTCATCGTAAGACTTAAGCGTGTAGAGATCTTCTACCTTTGGCATATTTTCTAGCCACTCAGAAGACTGCTTTGACTTAGTAGAAAGCTTAGTAACCTTTCCACGTGGCATTACGTCAGTCATTGCATACTTTTTACCAGGAGGCTTAGTACAAACAACCTTGATATCGCGCCCTTCGAGAGGATCAGTAATATCACCGTAGTCTTCATCTAGCATAATAGAAAGAAGCTTTTGATAAACAGTCTTTCCAAAACCCCAAATCTTTACACCTTCGTCTTCCTGACCACGAACAATTACAGCAGCGTAGGTGCGCATGTTAGGGTAGAGATTTTTTGCCATCTCATAAGATTCTTTTGAACCTTCGTCTCGAAGCTTATTGATTAACTCCTGAACTGGATCTTTCTTGCCAAACTGGTAGGGTGCTACCATCCCACGAGAACCTGGAATATTGTAGTACCACTGTACTTCTTTGAAGGGTTGACCGTCATTGTCTGGGAATGAGATCAATCGAACAGTGTGTTCTTCACCTTCTACAGGTTTCCATGTTGAGCTGCGACTCTTGTTTGCACCGCTAAGTCTCTCTAGTTTACGTTTGATTGCGTCGAAATCGATTGCCATTTTTTCTCCTTTAAAATTTAATGTGCAATGTTTAATGTGCAATGTTTTAATTGCTTAAGCATTATACAAAAGGAGAAGATTATTTACAAAATTAATGAAACTTATTTAATACCAGAAAGCACTTGCCATCTTTGAACAGCAATATTTGCAGACTCTTGCATCATTCTTTGGTCGCTAGAGGGCGTTACATCAACTACACCCGGCGGTGGAGGCATCTGTCTTTCTTTTTCAAGTTCAATGTCGAGAGCTCTTCTTCGCTTTCTATGTGACATACCTTCTTTATCACTATCCATTTTTTCTTTTTCTCTTTGTCTGATAGCATTGACGACTTCTAGTTCAGTTTCAGATCTAGAAGCTCCAGCTGGGTTGACAATCTGTTCAAGTTTGTCTCCAGTCCCAGGTTCTAATATCCCTAACGCATGCATAGTCATACCTAGATTGTACATACCACCCCAGTTTACAATAATCCTCAAAGCTCTTGCCGGCATGTTGTCAGCAGATGCCCATTTGTGAAGTGTCTTAAACTGTCTAGAAACATTTGCTACAGCTTTTACCATAGAGATCATAGACTTGTCAAAACTCTTAGACATAGATAAAGCTGCCCCCATTGCTGCCAAGGTCAAATCGACCCCGCCTGTCAGCGTGATATCAGGCAACATTCCTAATCCAGACACTATGGCTCTTCTGTTATATTGAAATGCTGCTATTGCATATTGTTTTGCTTTTTCTTTTTCTTGCGCAGGCATCGTTCTTATAGCTTCTAAGTCTTCTCTATTTAAAAGATCAGATGAAGCTGCAGCCAAACCATAAGGTACAATTTGATTAAGTGGTGAAAGTGCATCCTTGCCTGTTACTTTTTCTATAACATCATTTAAAGAAGCAATTGAATTTATAGCTTGAGAAGCATCATATAAAAATTTAATTGCCAGTGTAACATCGATTAATTTAGCAATCGGAGTCTGTGCCACACCTGGAATAGCTCCTAAACCACCATATATTGCAGTGATAAGTGATATACCATCACGCTTTGAAATATTGCCGCCTGACTTTTCTTCAATTTCTTCGGCCGTTTCTTCAATTTCTTCTGCTTCTTTGAGCAATCTTTTAAAAGATGCCTCATCTAGTCTTCCGTTCTCTACTAAAATCACATTATTTAAAACAAGTGCTTCTCTTAGATTTTTTATTTGTGTGTTATTCACTTTGTTCCTCCGAAAGTTTTTTTAGTGTATTTTTTAAAAGCACTTCTACTTTTTTTATTATAGGGAAAAGCAACGCCACCGGTCGTCGCGCTGGTCTTTTTTCCTGGACCCTTTGTTGACATTCCTAAAGGAAGTGTTCCTATTGAAACAGCGCCGCCACCGGCGCCTGAAAATTCATTTATTTCATCTTCTTCTTCTAGATTTTCATCTAACTCTGAGTCTTTTTCTTCAATTAAGTAGAGAAGCGATTTCTGTTCTAAACACTCAGCAAACATGCGAGAATCACCCGGGTCTTTAAAGAAAAGCTTTCTTAAAAACTGGTTCGAACCTGTTTGTGTCGTGTCTTGCGCAACATTTTGATCTGAATATTCGGGACCAGGAGTACCAGCAATGTTATCTTCAGATCGCTCATCTCGCACCACACCTTCTAAATCATCAATTTCATCAGAAGCATAGTATTCTGTTCTTTCTGATTTAATAACTTTGATTGCAACTAAGAGTCTATTTTGGAGCATAGACCCTATGAAGTAAGATCTTACACCAGATATTAAAATCTTTCCCGGATTAAAAATGTTTATATTTAGCAAGCTTGCAACAGTAGCAAATATACCAAGTGGGCCTGTGGCAAGCATACTAAAGTTTGAGAGAGCCTTGAGGCCTGTTAGTAGCGATATGGTATATCTAAGTGCTTTAAAGTCAACGTCTTTCTTGACTATCATTTCTAGTTCACTTAAATTTTCTATTTCCATATTATCTAAAATATCAGGAAGTTTTTCGGCTGCTTTTCCAAGTACAGATTCTATACCTGCGATCGGCCCGACTGTTTCGTCGGGAATCAATGCTATGGTGCCCTGAATTGTATCTGTTAAGTCTCTAGCTAGATCGTCTTGAATGTCTTGAATTTTAGAAATATGATCTTGAATTATTAAGATTTCTTTATTTCTTCTAGACTCTGAGCTATTTATCTCGTTTCCATTTTTTCCTAAGTATTCTAAGTATTTTTCAACTACTTCTTCTTGATCTTCCATCTGGTTATTGGATCTTCTTATTTGAATAAAAACATTAATAAGAATTCTTAAAAAACCGATAAGCTCATCAACAAAAAAAGTCCATGAAGATATATCTCTAAGAATAAGTTCTGAACCGAATTCGTAGGCATGTTCACCCAAAGTCCTATCAAACTTAGCTAGTTCTGTCGGATCTGAAAGTATTTCTGCGACTACAATATTCAGATCTTCATTGTCAGGCTCTGCGTCAAGAACTTGCTCAAATAGACCGGTTGCTTTTGATAGCGAATAATTAGAATTTTCTACAACGTAATCTTCATCAAGCTCTTCTTCATCTTCATCTATAGAACCAGATCCTACCATGTTTCCCATCGAAAAGCCATCGGATAATAAAGGACTCGTTGTAACTTCTGCAGTTTTTACTTCCTGGGGTTTATCATCCGTTTCATCACCGATTTTGAAACAGGTGTTAAATGAAAAGTCAGAAGCATTCGTTGTACCATCAGTACACTTGTACATGATTCCTGATACTATCAATATAA